AAACTTTTAAAGGAGAAAAAATAATGAAAATATTATGTATTTTATATGATGACCCTAAAGGCGGAATGCCTGAGAGTTATCCACTAAGTGATTTGCCAAAAATAGACAAATATCCTGACGGCATGACATTACCTAGTCCTCAAGGCAGAGATTTTACGCCTGGCGAACTATTAGGTTGTGTGTCTGGTGAGTTAGGACTAAGAAAGTTTTTAGAAGATGCCGGTCATACATTAGTCGTTACATCAGACAAAGATGGCGAAGGTTGTACGGCAGATAAAGAATTAGTTGATGCAGATATTGTTATATCACAACCATTTTGGCCTTACTATGTAACAAGAGAGAAAATGGAAACTGCACCAAACTTAAAAATGGCAATTACTGCCGGCATTGGTTCAGACCATGTTGACTTGCAAGCTGCTATGGACCACAACATTGATGTTGTTGAAGTAACATATTGTAATTCAAGGTCAGTTGCAGAACATATCGTAATGATGATTCTTTCTATGGTTCGTGATTACCATACTCAACATAAGATTGTTAATGAAGGTGGTTGGGATATCGCTGATGCAGTTAAAAGGTCTTATGATGTAGAAGGTATGCATGTAGGCACAATCGCAGCTGGTCGTATCGGTTATGATGTGTTAAGAAAGATGCATCCGTTTGATGTTCATCTTCACTATTTTGATAAACATAGATTAAGCATAGAAAAAGAACAAGAGTTAAATCTTACATATCACGATTCAGTAGAGTCGATGGTTGCAGTTTGTGATGTTATTAATATAAGTTGCCCATTACATCCTGAAACAGAACATTTGTTTAATGATGAGATGATTGCTAAATGTAAGAAAGGCGCTTATGTAATTAATACTGCACGAGGTAAGATTTGTGATAAAGATGCAATAGCTAGAGGAGTAGAATCTGGTCAATTGAGTGGTTATGCTGGTGATGTTTGGTTCCCTCAACCTGCACCTAATGACCATGTCTGGAGAAATATGCCACATCACGGAATGACACCTCATACATCTGGAACATCTCTATCTGCTCAAACAAGATATGCAGACGGTGTAAGAGAAATTCTTGAATGTATGTTTGAAAGTAGACCTATTAGGGATGAATATCTAATTGTAAAAGACGGAGACCTAGCAGGTGTAGGCGCTCATTCTTATACTAAAGGAACTTCAACAGGCGGGTCAGAAGAAGCTGCAGAGTTTGTAAAATCAATAAATTAGTCTCTTTGGAATAAATGGAATAATGCTTGACAAACTATACAAAATATTGTATAATATATGTATATTATGAAAAAAATTATATTATGGAGAAGTATATGAAAAATGCAATATTTGGAATAGGCCTATTGATATGTATATTATTATTATCAACTGGTTGTAGTACAATCGATGGAATTGGTAAAGATATTCAATCAGCATCAAAGATAATTTCAGACAAACTGAATGAACCTGATGTAGAAGTTGAACCAACTGAGGAAATAATCGATGAAGTTTAGTATAGGTAAAGTAGCATTAGTATTGGCAATTGGTATTGCTGGTGTTGTTTTGATTCCAACAGTTTCGGCTGAGTCATGGGATAATGTTGAAGCACCATACAAGACTAAATGGGTCTCAGCTGGATTTAATATGGATAAGTTTAATCGTTCAGTATTATTCTATGAAGAAGGCGTGAGGCAATATGGCTCATCTAGATTCATTGGTTGTAATTATCTAAAATTGGCACTACAAGAGGCTGATTTAGTGAATGATAGAGGTCAAACTCGCAAACAAATGTCCCCTCGTTATGAGCAATTATGTTATACAGGAGAATAAGAATAAGTACCTTCCTATTGAAGGTTAAATTAGTTTGTATGACATTCTATTATAGATACCTACATGGTTTATAATACGAAAAAATAGAGGGGTGTTTAGGCATCCAAAGGAGTTAAATAGAGGGGTGCTTAGGCATCCCTTTTTTTTAGCGTATAAATAGAGGTATGAAATTATTTTTTCAAATATTAGTTGAGTTTGGTTTACCAGTTGCAGCTGCATTAATAATGGGTTTATTTATTTACCTAATTATAAAATACATTTTAGAATCTGTTGTAGGGCAAGTAAGCACTACTCATAGTATTATTATGGCACTAGATAACAGAATTAAAACTATGAATAATGACATGATAAAATTAGATTTACTTATTTCACATTCACTAAATCTAAAACCAGATGAAGAAAGAATATCTAGAGCAGATGGTAAGAATGATGCGAGGCGGGACTAATGCAAAATGCTATAATAATTGATTTACTAAACCAATATGGATTTGCTACAATAGCTGCAATCGGTATGGGTTGGTTTATATATTTTATCTACAAGTATGTTACAACAGAAATCAAAGTAAAACTAGGTGAAATGAATATTGTTTTAATTGCTCTGATTGATAGAGTAAGAATGTTAGATAATGATATCATTAGACTAAAAAGTAAGGTTAATACAGTATTAGAGATACAAGAAAATGAACGAAGAAACACCAAGAATAGTAAACCAAAGGGAACAACTAAAAAGTTATAAATATAAGCATGAAAACACTATCAAACATAGTGTTAGTATCATTTCTTTATGTGTTATTGGTGGGTCCTAACACTCTTTCAGCCAGCGAACTAGTACATAAGTTTAGCAATCCATCCTTTAGCGGAAATGGATATTCTAGTCATGTCTTATCTATCGAGCAATTACAATACAACAGAGAAAAGGATGTAAAAGATGACGCAAAGTCAGCGGCAGCCGCTGCGACTAGAGCGAAAAATAATACTACTATTTCTAAATTTATAAAGAATGTAGAGAGTAGAATTTATGCTAACTTATCAAAACAGTTAGTTGACAATATGTTTGGTACTTCATGTACAGGTACTTGTCCAACAAGTGGTACTGCTGAAGTAGAGGGTTCTACAATCTATTGGGTAAAAGATGCATCAACAGAAATTATTACATTAACAATTACAGACACTACTGGTAATGTTACTACAATGTCAGTACCATTAGGCGACTTTCAGTTTTAGGATTTAAAATGGGAATATACGAAATTATAAAAGTTATGGGACTGTTATGCTTTTTAACAGGTTGTGCCGTAACTGGTCAAATTGCTCAAAAAGGCGATGAACCTTATATAGAAGGAACAACTACAAATGAGAAATTGAGAGAGATACCTGATTTAGATAATCAACCTCAAATAACAATTGCAGTTTATAATTTTACAGACCAAACAGGACAAAGAAAACCTAATCCTAACTTTTCACAGTTATCAACAGCTGTAACTCAAGGTCCTGATGTATGGGTTATTTCTGCTTTAAAAGCAGTGGGTAATGGTGAATGGTTTAAAGTTGTTGAAAGAAGAGGTTTAGGTAATCTAATTAAAGAAAGACAATTAATTAGGTCAACAAGAGACTTATACGATGGTGCTACAAAAGCAGATAATGTTTTAAAACCATTAGTCTTTGCAGGATTAATTATAGAAGGTGGTATTGTAGGATATGATAGCAATATTGCAAGTGGTGGTTTAGGTGCAAGATATTTTGGTATTGGTCTTAAAGAGCAATATCGCACAGACCAAGTAACAGTTTCTTTACGAGTTGTTGCCGTACAGACAGGTGAGATATTATTATCTGTTTCAGCTTCAAAAACAATTGCAAGTTACAGTTTAGGTGGCGATGTATTTAGATTTTTAGATTTAGGTACTAAAGCTTTAGAGTTTGAAACAGGAAATGCTACGAATGAACCAGTTAATTATGCTATAAGAACAACAATAGAACACGCCATATTGCAAATGGTATACGAGGGTGTAAATAAAGAATTATGGAAGATGCAAGGCGTGAACAAGATACATTTAGAAAAGGAAAAAAAGTAAAATGAAAAGTATAACTAGGGTAGTTACGTTTGCTTTGATGATGTTTATAATGCCAGTAATGGCAAATGATATCTATGTAACACAATCTGGTGCTACATTAACTCTTGATGTGTTACAAGACGGACAAAATAATACAATAGGTAATAGTAGTACAGCGTCAACTGTAGCAGGTGCTACATCTAACTTTAACATTGACCAAATTGGTAATTCCAATGTTATAACTTTTGATATTAATGGTGCTAACTATACTGGTGTTTTAAGTACAACTGGTAATAGTAACAATATTGATTTCAATTGTGATAGTGGTGGTTCAAACAGTTCATGTGCTACTGTTAGTGCTTCAATCATTTGGGTAGGTTCTTCAAACGACCTAGATATTGATGTTGGTGAAACAGCAAACGCTCAAGGTGCTACGATTACTATTGCTGGTGCTTCAGGCTCAGATAGTAATACTATCGCTACTACAATAGACGGCACAAGTGTTGTATTAACTTTAAATGTTAATGGCGACACAAACAATTATTTAATTGACATTGACGGTAATGGTGATAGTATAGGTCATACACTAGTACATAGTCATACAGGTTCAATCGCTGATGTCGATATTACACAATCAGGTGTCTATGACAACATGATTACTTTAACAACAAGTGGTGATAACCACAATATTGATATAATACAGAGGGACTAACATGTTTTATTATATGCCACAAGATTTATTTTTATTTTTATTATATACAGGTATAATTATATATGCGACTTATAGATTTTATAATTGGGTGCATAGTCTTAACCCTTTCGATTTTACCCCTAAACAGTAGTCTTGCCGCTATTGGTGAGGTTACTCAATTAGAGGGTAATGGTGTCATTGATAGAAAAGATGGCGACAAGGGTATTGTAGTAGAGAAAAAATTAGATATATTTTCATACGATACTGTAAAAACAGGTAATGGCAAAGTTGGTATAGAGTTTATAGACGCTACTAGAGTTGATGTTACTCAACATAGTAAACTTATTATAGATGAGTTTGTCTATGACCCTAATACCAAAACAGGTAAACTTTCATTAAGAGCAAAACTAGGCACAGTAAGATATGCCTCAGGTCAAATTGCAAAAAACTCAGCAACAAATGTTAAGATAACAACACCAACAGCAACGATTGGTGTTCGTGGTACAGATTTCACAATGACTATTGATGAGGTAGGTTCATCTACAATTATTTTATTACCAAGTTGCGATACAAATGGTAATTGTTTTGTAGGTGAGATTAGTGTAGAGTCAGATGCAGGTCAAGTAATACTTAACCAAGCATTTCAAGCTACAGTTGTTGATACAGTTGCAAGTAGACCATTGACACCTGTAATATTAGAGTTAGATGAGGAGATGATTGGCAGCTTGTTGATTATATCTAAACCTGCTGAAATAGAAAAAATGCAAAAAGAAGAAGGATTAAACGAAGTTGCAGATGCTTTAGATATTGACTTTTTACAATTTGATGATTTAGAAATAGATTATCTAGAGGAAGATGAAAGTCAATTTAAAACAGGACTTGATATAGATTTTTTAGAACAAAACTTTTTAGCAGATATTCTAGCACAAATCAATAAAGAATTAACAAAGTCAATGAGGTCAGAGTTTGATAAAGGTAAATCAGTAGATGGCATATTACTAGGTAAGAATCCTGAAACTGGTGTTATAATATTAGATGAGGATCCTGAATGGGTTTGGGCAAGAGAAGACGCAAGTGGTTCATATATAGAATTAAGATTAGATAAAGAATATGGATATATACTAAATATAACACAAGGCGAGTTTGTACAGTATGATTTTCAATTAGGAGGTCAAGACAATGCTATTACGATACAACAGATTAATTAGTTTTTTATTAGTATTATTTTTTTGCACACCATCATTTGCAAACTTTAATCCAGACTTTTGGCCATACATACAAGAAAGAATGTTTGGTGTTAGAACAGCAGTAGAATTACCAGCTGACAATGATGAGTTAATAATATCGGGTCCTAAAAGAGCGGCCAGTGGTGCTCAAGTGCCTGTATCTATTACTGTTAATACAAAACGATTTGTTAAAATTCACTTAATTATTGATGCTAATCCAACACAGCTAGCGGCAACATTTAAATTAACTAAAAATACTCAGAACACAGAAATAGCGACCCGTATCAGAATGGAAACAGATAGTTATGTGCGTGTAGTTGGTGAAACAGCCAACGGCGACTTGTTCACACACAAGACAGGTATCAGAGCCAGTGGTGGTTGTTCAGGTTACATGGATGTACAGGACCCACAATTAACAAAAAACTTAGGTAAGATTTTATTTAAAGAAAAGCAAGGATATAAGACTACTAGAATTAAACATCCGATGTTTACTGGTTTACAAAAAGATTTAGAGTCAGGTGGTTATATACCATTATGGACCATTAAAACTATTACTTGGGTTGACGAAGACGATTATATTGTTATGCAGGTAGACACTTACATTTCAATTTCACAAGACCCATATGTAAAATTTAAATACAACGGTAATGTTCGTGTAATAGCTGAAGATACAAAAGGAAATATATTTAAAAAATGAACAGCAAGTTAATTAGTTTCTTATTTGTATTGTTTTGTACATCAGCATTTGCTGAAACAGCTCATATAAATTATACTGATACCAATATGTACAATAAACTAAAAGGTGAACTAGAGGGTCATGGGTTTACAGTTTCAGGCACAAATAGTGGTTCAGTTACTTTAAGTCATTTTACTAGTAAAGATTTACATATTAACATAGCAGGTAATAACAATTGTGGTGGTACCTGTAAGACAGCATATGAAACTTACATTGGAGCAGGCGGCACAGTTTTAATTGCTGGTAATGGTGACCATGATGGCGCTAGAACGCTTAGCATTGAATCGCTTGTTGAAAGTAAATTAAGTGTAGGTGCTATCTCAATATACAATGGTGAGGCAAACTATACTTCTCACGCTAATGGTTCTCAATATACCGTTTCAAATTCATGGGTAACAAGAAATCTTTTTTCAATGCAATCGGGTGGTACGGCGATAGCGTCAAATACAGCATCAGGCCTTAGTGGCTGGAAATCTTGGGCAGTATATGGTTATGGTAGTAATGGTGGTAAATTAATTATCACTTTAGACCAGGCACAATTTAATAATGCTAACACAACTCGTTCAGCAAGAATGTATACCTTTTTAGGAGAAACACTTGAAGAGGAAGGTGTATTCAGCACAACAGTAAATATTACATCTACATCAAGCCAAACAACAATTATTAATAATGCTAAAACAGCAACAGATAATGGTGTCAAACTAAATGTTGATGGTGATGGTAATACAATTAATATTGAACAAACAGGTGAGAACAACTTTCTTATAGGTGGTGATTGGTCTAGCGATGCCACAATCACAGGAAGTAATAATACACTTAATGTTGACCAAGGTAATGTAACAACAAGTGGTAATAGTGGCAACAATGGTCTTGCATTAGATATCACAGGCAATACAAACACACTTAATATATCACAAGGCGATTATGCTACAGATGTCGGTGACCATAGAATGTGGATTGATATTGATGGTTCTACAAATACAATGACATTAACACAAAGAAATAACGGCACAACATCTTCTGAACATTTTATGAGTTTAGATTTAGATAGTGGTCAAAATGTTATCACTATGCAACAATTAGACAACGGAGACAAGACATTATTTTTAGATATAAATAATAACAATAATACAGTAGATGTAACTCAATCTGGTACAGGTGAACATTATCTAGATTTAAGTTTAGATACTGGTAGTTATGCTCATGATGTTGATATATCACAGACAGGAACAGGTGACCATGCGGCTCGTGTAGAGTTAGACGGTTATTCTACTAACTTTGATTTAGTGCAACGAGGTTCTACTGACCAAGATTATAATGTAGATATGACTTGTGGAACATCATCAGGATGTACACTATCAACAACGCAAGGTAATTAATGAGAAAAGTATTAACACATTGGACCACTGCCTTTGTAACTTTATTTGTATTAATATATATTGGTTTACAAGACTTTTCAGGTAAAGAAATTTTAAGACTTAAATCATTTGACTATCTTTTAGCAAATGAAGAAGTAACACCATCACAAGATGTAACAATCATAACAATAGATGAAGAAGCAATTGAAAAGTATGGTCAATGGCCATGGCCTAGAGATACACTAGCAAACTTAATTGTAGAGTTACGACAAGCAGAAACAGGTGTTATTGTTATGCCTATATTGTTTAGTGAACCTGATAGATTTGGTCATGATGAAACTTTTTGTGAAGCATTAGGTTACGGTACAGTTATTGCTCAAGTTGGTACAACACAAAAGAGAACATCTAATCCTGTGCCAAGAGGTGTTGCAAAGATAGGTAACCCACTAGACTTTTTGTATGAATGGTCTGGTATGGTAGGACCAACACCAAAACTAGCAAACTGTACACAAGGTGTAGGTGTTATCAACACAGCACCTGAAGTTGACGGTGTTGTAAGACGAGTGCCTTTATTAATGAAGATAGGTGATGAAGTTTATCCTAATATGGCAATCGAAACAATACGAGTTGCAGTAGGTGACCCTAGTTATCAAGTGAAAGCAGATGATTTTGGTGTAACTGCTATAAGAGTGCCTGCTTATACAACAATCAATACAGACGCAAACGCAAGAATATGGTTGAGATGGAACAAACAGTTTAACACAATATCAGCAGCAAGTCAAGACTTTTCTTCGGCTGCAGGAACTACTGTAATTATTGCCTTGACAGCAGAGGGATTATCGAGTGTAGTAGCAACACCTACTGGCGAGAAGTACGACTATGTAGTAAGTGCTAATTCACTCCAGACGATACTAGATGGTGAGAGTATCAAAAGGTTTGATAGTTTACTTGAATTAATGCTTGCATTTTTTGTAGGATGTGTTATAATAGTTGTTTGTAGATACACACCTTACTGGTCTATCGCATTACTACTCGGTGTAGGTACGATAGGCGGTCTTAATTATACATCAATAGCATTTGATGGTCTAGTCTTATTTGATATCACATGGATATTATTAACAGCATTTGTAGTAGGATTTCATTCTACATTCCTAAGATTTATATTAGAGTTTAGACTTAAACAACAAATAAGAAAACAGTTTGAGAAATATCTAGACCCTAGACAAGTGGCGATACTTGTAAAAGACCCTAGTAAACTAAAACTAGGTGGCGAAAGAAAAGAAATGAGTTTCTTGTTTATGGACATTGTAGGGTTTACACCTATCTCAGAACACTATAAGAATAAAGATGACCCGGAAGGTTTAGTTGAAGTTATCAATGACTATCTAAACCGTATGAGTAAAATAGTATTAGATAATGGTGGTACAATTGACAAGTATATGGGCGACTGTATTATGGCATTTTGGAATGCACCACTTGATTGTCCTAATCATGCAGAAATGGCAGTCAAAACTGCTATCGAGTGTGCTGAAGAAACAGACAAGATAAAAACAGAGTTTAAAGAAAGAGGACTACCTGATATTAACATAGGTTCTGGCGTTAATACTGGCACTTGTATTGTAGGTAATATGGGTAGTGAAATGCGACTAGACTATTCTGTCATAGGAGACGCAGTTAATTTAGCTGCAAGACTAGAAGCAACAACAAGAAATTATAAAGACGAGAATGGTAAAGTAACACCTTTACTATATTCATCATTTACACAAGAAAAACTAGAAAATATACAATCAGTAGAAGTAGATAAAATCAAAGTTAAAGGTAAGAAAGAGTTAATTACCATCTATAAACCTATATAAATAGTAATATGGCAACTGTATTCGATAAAATATTAGACACTACAACTGGTCCCAAATCATATGATTGGTACAAAGGAAAGGTATCAGCGATGACAAGTCAGCCTGGTGCTCGAAGTTTAATCAATCAAGGAAAAGCAACTGTAGCACCTAAGTATGGTATAATGAATCTTTTTGGTTATGACCCTAAATTCAAAGAGACATTACCATACTATGATAGATTTCCCTTGATATTTCCCATAGATTTTGCTAAAGGTGGTTTCTATGGTATCAATTTTCACTATTTGCCACCAGGTGCAAGAGTAAACTTTTTAAGACAGTTATCAAGATTTACGAGTGATAAGAATTTTGATAGAAAAACAAGATACAATATTGGTGAATTATCAGGAAGATATTATAAAAAAACAATTAAACATTATTTGTATAGTCAAGTGAGAACATCATTTTTAAACATAACAGCTGAGGAAATGGCAATTGCAATATTTTTACCAGTCGCAAGATTTAAGAAAGGAAAACCATACTAATGGCTATTTTTAGAGCAGGCAAACGAGTAGGTGCTTTTGACATAAGAGTAGGATTTCCTAGAGATAAAAGTCTTGATAATGTTGATAAAGACCCTAGACTTAAAAAAGGTGCAAACACAGATAACACAATTGGTCGTTTTCGTGCTACTATGGCAAGAGCAGAAGGTTATGCTAGACCAGCAAGATTTGCTATTAAGTTATCTGTACCAGCAAATTTACGCACAGTACTAAAGAAGGCTCAAAATACCAAATCTTCTGAAGGCACAAATGGGCACACACCTTCACACTTAATATCATCAGCATCTAACCCTGACCCTTTTACCATGCTAGATTTAGCTGGACAAATGGGACAACAATTAAATATACATTGTGATAGTGTATCTATGCCAGGTAAAGATTTAGTTACACAAAAGAAACAATATGGTAACGAACCAGAAGTTGATATGGTTACAGGTCATCAATATGCAGGTACAATAAACGCTTCTTTTTATGCAGATAAGTATTTAAGAGAAAGACAATTCATAGAATTATGGATGAAGATGGCACACAATAACTTGACAAACGAAGCAAAATACTATGATGATTATACAGGCAAAATGCAAATATATCAATTAGGCTCACTAGACGGTGAAGGTGATAGAGATGTACCAACTTATGGTGTTGAAGCAATAGAAGTTTTCCCACAGACATTAAGTGCTGTAGAGTATAATTATGGTTCGACAAATCAGATAGTAAAAATAAATGTAGGATTTGCATACAAACAATGGTATAATCTTACAACTGACAAGTTTGCAGGTATGTCTTATGGCAATAGTCAACAAACTATACATGATGTCAAAGGTGCAGATAAAGGATTATTCGGTAGATTACCTATCGAGTTACAAAGAGCAGGCAGAGAAGTATTTAATTCTGCTAAACGACAGGTTCCAGTAGGAAAACTGTTTAAAGGGAAAATATTCCCACCATTTACATAATATTACATTATTAAGGAGATTAAATAATGGCACTACCTAAACTGAATACCCCAACTTATGAGTTGGAAGTACCAAGTACTGACGAGAAAATAAAATATCGTCCGTTCTTGGTAAAAGAAGAAAAGATATTGTTGATGGCAATGGAAAGCAAAGATAATACTCAAATTATCAATGCAGTAAAAGACATTGTTTCATCATGTACATTTGAAAAACTAAATGCGGCTACTATGCCTATGTTTGACATGGAATATATCTTTTTAAATATAAGAGCAAAGTCAGTCGGCGAGATTTCTAAACTAAAGATACTTTGTCCTGATGATAAAAAAACTTATGCTAGTGTTGAATTAGATTTAACAAAAGTAGAAGTACAAGTTGATGATGAACATAGTAATAAGATTGAATTAACAGATGATATGGGAATAATTATGACATACCCTACTATTGATTCATTTTTAGAAAGTGGTATCGAAAATATAGACGCTAGTAATATGTTAGATGTTATCGGTACTTGTATATTACAGATATACGAAGAAAAAGGTGAAAAAGTTTATCAAGCCAAAGACCAAACTAAAAAAGAGTTGACTGAATTTATTGAATCAATGGATAGTAAACAATTCAAAAAACTACAGTCGTTTTTTGATACTATGCCTAAATTAAAACATACGATTAAGGTAAAGAATCCTAAGACAAAAAAGAGTAGTGATGTAACATTGACTGGACTAAACGATTTTTTCGCATAGCCCTTTCACACAATAGTTTAGAGAATTATTTTGAGATTAATTTTTCTCTTATGCAACATCATAAATATTCTTTGACTGAAATTGAGGATATGATGCCGTGGGAAAGGGACGTATATGTTGATATGTTGATTACACATATTAAAGAAGAAAACGAAAAACAAAAACAAAGAGAAGCAGAGAGAAAATAAATGGCTGAAGAAATAAAAGAAATTAAAATAGCAGAACCTAAACAAAAAATTAGTGTAGACCTAGAGATAGATACTTCTATGAAAGATTTGGGTGTAAACCCATATGCAAAACTAATTCATATGGCAAGAGCAGTTGACGCTTGGCGAATATTTCCAAGGTTGTTCTTAACAGTCTATATCTTTCTATTGTATAAAGTAACAATATGGTTTATGGATATACCAACACCGACTCTCGAACAGTCTGGTTTAGTATCAATTGTAGTTGGCGCCGGGGCAGCATGGTTTGGGTTATATACAGGAACAAGTAAAGGGAAAAAGTAAAAAATGGAGCAAATATTCAACGCTAATAATCCTTACTCTGCAAAAATTCTAGGAGAACCCACGTTAAGCCCAGCTGCTCTATCGAAGTCAATGCAGTTTCAATTACCAGGACCAAGTGAACAATCTGCTAATGAATTGTCTGGTAATCAGTATGCGGATGTTACAAGCGAAAATGTAGATAAAGGCGGTCTTGCTAGTCTTAAAGAAATCTTTACTGAGATGGCATATGATATACAATCTATAGCAAGGAACACATTAGACACTGCTGATTTTTTATCAAAGATGATACCAAACGCAAGAGACAAAGGTATTGGTGACGCAGATAAGGAAGATGGACCACCTGCTGCTGCAGAAAAAGATAAAAGCAAATTTGCTTTTGAAGTGCCAGAGGTGGGACCTAAGGTAGGTTTAGCACTTATGTTACTAGGTCTTACAGCATTATTTAAATATAGCGACCAGATAGCGGCTGCGTTAGAACCTGTACTAAAGGGTGCAGATAAATTTTTAGAGATGCTTGGCCCCACAGGTACGTTGTATTTAGGACTTCTTGGTTTAACACGTATAATATTTCCTAAAACATTTAAAGCATTATACGGTGCAGGTAAAAAAAGTATAAAATATGCATTTGGTTTGCTCACAAAGGGATTCATGCTTATGAGAACTTTTGTAATGACGACAGCACCTAACGCTCTTCTTGCTGCCTATGGTGGTGCAAAAGGATTAGTCATAAAAGCATTTACAGCACTAAAAGCTGCCTTTACTGCCATGAGAGTATTCATGTTAAAAACATTGATACCTGCTATTGCAAGTTCATATGGTGGGGCAAAAGGTTTACTTGTGAAAGCAGTTGTTGGTTTAGGTGCAGCATTTACTGCTCTGAAGGTATTTTTATTAGGCACAATGATACCAGCGATTACTGCCATAGCAGCGCCGTTTATAGTTCCTATTGCAATTGTAGCAGCTGTTGTTGCAGGTGCAGTATTGGCATTTTATTCAATCAGAGATGGTATAGATGCGTTCAAGAAATCACTAGAAGAAGGTGATAGTATGTTGGTCGCAATCATTGAAGGTGTATCAACAGCACTATTAACTCTAGTAACATTACCGATTACACTAATGAAAAACTTTGTTGCTTGGGTAGCAGAGAAACTAGGATTTGAACGTATCGCAGCTGCGCTTAAAGAGATTAATATAGTAGATGATATCAAAGATGGTGTCAAGAATTTAGTTACCAAAGCAAAAGACTTTGTATTAGGTTTATTTGACATAGATTTCCAAGCAGTTATGGGTAAGTTTACTGACATAGGCAAATCTCTTATGGACTCTATCAAAGCAATTGGTGCAGGAGCACTTGCTGCAATTAAAAGTCCGTTTTCACCTATTGAAGGTTTTAAGAAAGGATATGATGAGTATACAAAAACTAATAAAATTTCAGAACCTGAACAAGTAGATATTGGAACAGATGCAGAAGAAAGTTTACCTGCTAATAAGGCAAGAGAAGAAATAAAAACAAACGAAGCTGAAATAGAATTAATTAGAGCAGTTAAATCACAAGATAATGCATTAATACAAAGTGATATTGCTAAGAAATCACTTGAATTACAAGGGACAAATAGTGGTGGCACAGTTGTTACTACAATTAATACTACTGACGCTTCACAAACAAATCAAAGCACTAGTAATACTACACAAACACCTGGTTTAGCAGTCGATGGTTCAGATTCAACTGCTAGAATGTTAGCATTACAACTGTATGGGGCATCTAATTTTTAATTATGGCATATAGTGATAAAGTATTAGACCATTACGAAAATCCTCGTAATGTTGGTTCAATGGACAAAAACGATAAAAATGTAGGCACTGGTATGGTTGGCGCACCTGCCTGTGGTGATGTCATGAAACTACAAATTAAAGTTAAAGATAACATAGTTGAAGACGCTTGTTTTAAAACTTATGGGTGTGGTAGTGCTATTGCAAGTTCAAGTCTTGTTACAGAAATGCTCAAAGGAAAAACTATTGAACAAGCACAAGCAATACAAAATATGGAAATTGTTGAAGAACTAGCACTACCACCAGTTAAGATACATTGCTCTGTACTAGCAGAGGACGCTATCAAATCAGCAATTGCTGATTATCTAGGAAAAAAGTAATTGAAAAATGATGAGGTACTTCATATAGTACTTTATTTTGTAGTATTAATTTGTTTCTTTTTTAGTTTTAAATATAACATAGGTGAAGAAGAACCAATCACAATAACATTAGATACAATTGAAGTAATAGGAGAAAAGAATGACAGAAGTAAAATGTAAGTGTAAACCACCATATAAATGTTGTGTTGAGAAAACTTGTGAATGTTGCAAAGATAAGTGTTGTTGTAAGTAAAAACATGGAAATGCCGTCTCATAGCCGCCCTCTAGGCGGTGTTTAGAGCTGCCTGCGTATGATAGTACCCCCTAATTTTAGACATTTTTAACCTTTTTGTTGTAGATGTTTTTCAGTCCAGATATCAAATATAATATTTCTATCATCACACCATTTACGAGCAGACGCAAACTTATCCCTATTCATTTGATAAGTTTTCATTTCATATAGTACAGTAGATTTCTTTTTACCTTTGCCGCCAACAGGTGGTCGCATATCTTTAGAAGGTTTAACTTCTATGAGATGAGTTTTCTCTTGACCATTCTTATCTCTTACTTTAATGAGAAAGTCAGGAAAATATCTACGCACCTTTTTAGTAGCAGTATCATAGTAAGGTATGACAACTTCTTCACTTGCCCATTGTAATATGCTTGGGTTGTTATCAAAGAATTTCATACACCTTCTCTCCCACCCAGAGCGATAGATAATATTACTAGTATCTCCTGCATATTTACTAGGATTCTCTGGTGTAAATTTACCTTTGTATTTTTGTTTTCTTTCTGTCATATCCATATAAATAGTTATATTAGTTAATACAAGTATTTATTAAGGAAAACAATGGGAAATCTATATAACGCACTAAACGGGCTAAAGACTAACATCTTTGGTGGTGGTAATACAGGTAAGACTACACCTATATTACGAAAGAGTGCTATTGGTATCAACGAAACAAGTCCTACATCTAAATTAGACCACGACCCATTTGAATATTCATCTATACAATATCCAAGAGACTTAACAAGCACTAGTGGTATTGGTCATTATATGTTATTTTATGTTAATGTTCAAGACGCTACAAAATATGTTTATGAAGGCACAGATGGTGTAGAAGTTGGTAAAACAGTTTCGGTTGCAGACACTTGGGATAAACCTTATCCTAATTATATTGTAAAAGGTGATGACCCTCAAAGATTTAAATATCATGAGGACCTACAAAGACGAGGTAAAAAAGGGTTTACAGGAAATTCAGACGCAGTAAAACTAGCAAAAGACCAGAGAAAAAGAGGTTCTGGTATGTCTAGTTATAACAAGACAACAAAAAGAATTACAGATTCAGTCGCAATATATTTACCACCTAATGTACAAGACACTACAACAGCAACATACGAAGGTGCAGCTACAGGTGTCGTAGGGGCAGCGGCTGCCGGTGGCATGAATGTTCTTGCAAATCTAGGTAAAAAAGATTACGAAGCAGCGGCAAAAGGATTAGTTGATGCTGCTAAAGCTCTAGTCGGAGAAGCAGCATTGAAAGCGGGAACAGAGATTGTAGAGGCAATATCTGGCACAGAGGGTACAAGAGGTCTTATTAATAAAGCATTTGGTCAGGCAGACAATCCTTATATGGAAGTATTGTTTTCGCAGATGGAGTTAAGAACATTCACATATAACTTTACATTTGCGCCAAAAAATACAGATGAAAGAGATGATGTACAAAAGATTATAACATTGTTTAGATTTCATATGTCGCCTGAATTAAAAGGCGCAGCTAATAGATTCTTAACACTACCATCAGAGTTTGATATTCATTATATGTATCAAGCAGCAGACGGTCAAGCAAGTGAAAACGATTACTATAATAAGATTGCGACCTGTGTGTGTACTGCTTGTGATGTAAACTACTCACCCGATGGTGTTAAGTCATTCGAAGATGGTTCACCAACAAAGATTACAATGTCATTGGCATTCCAAGAAACAGAATTATTAACGAAAGAAAGAGTTAACCAAGGATTCTAATATGTATTTTAGTAAATTTCCGCTGATGGTCTATGATATCAAAGGCGACAAAACTTATAAACTGTTGCCTGATATACTAAGGCGTGTTAAATTACGCTCAAGTCTTTCATCAAGTCGATTTGTATTCGATAAGTACAATGTAAAAGAGGGCGAGAAACCAGAAGATATCGCATTTAAATATTATGGTGACGCACAATATCATTGGGTTGTGATGATGGCGAACAATATAACAGATAGATATTTTGAATGGCCAATGACACAACCAGATTTTGCAGATTTTCTTACAGACAAGTATGGTGCTGGTAGTGAAGACGCAGTACATCATTATGAACTAGCGCAGACAAGTGGTGCAACAACATCAAGCGATGAATCACATATGCTAGAAGTTAATTCTGATACAGACAATGCGACCTCTATATCAAATAGACAATTCGAAGAAAGAGAACAAGACAGATTAAGACAAATAAATTTACTAGACGAAAGATACCTTGACGCATTTACAGAGGAGTTTTTTGGGTTGATTAGAAAAAACAAATTTTAGGAGTTAGATTATGGGAAGTAAACATCCTGACCACATAGATTTCGCAGGCGATTATAATTTAAATGGTATTATATTACAATCACATGATGGTACAGGTGGTAGATTAGGCGAAGGTGGTGTCAACATACAAGCATTAGTACAAGAATTAAATATATACGAAGGTATTAATCAGTCCGCAGTATACGGTACGCTAGTTATGGTTGACGCAAGAAATTTAATTGCTAATCTACCAATACAAGGCACAGAAAGACTATTTTTCAAACTATCAACACCAGGCGCTTCAAATGTTGAACACATCATAGACGCAAGTGAGGAGACAGGTCATCCTTTTTATGTCTATAAAATATCAAATAAACAACAAACAAGTCAAGGAACACAAGTATATACAATACATTTTTGTAGTAGAGAGTTCTTGCGTAACATAAGAACAAAGGTCAGTAAAGCATACGAAGGTAAACTATCTGATATGGTTCAACAAATCGTAGCAGAGAAAGAAGGACTTGATAGTCGCAAAACATTATACTATGAAGAAACGAGTAACTCAGATAAGTTTGTAATGCCAAATATATCCCCCTTTAATGCAATTGGTATGATTGCAAAAAGAGCATTACCAGAACGTGGTAATGGTGTAGGTTATTATTACTATGAAACAACAAAAGGTTTGTATTTTCAATCATGGGAGAATATGTGTACTAAAGGCATACCTAATAAAGATGACCCTAGTAAAGGCCCAGTACAAGAGTTTTATTATATGCCACAGAATATTACAGACGAGAAGATTGATGAGCCAAAAGAGATACATGACCTAAAATCAGTCGAAGAATACAAATTTGTGAACACTTTTCATGACACAGCCGCCGCTCAGGCGTTAGGTACATATGGTCATAGAGTAATTAGTCATAATCTATTTGCTAAAGACTTTAAATCTACTGATTGGAACTATCATAACGAGTTTAATCAAACAGTACACGCTGACCAAGAAGGTGGTGATAAGAGTGCAACAAATCCTACAGTATCAGGTAATCCAGTTGATTTTGATAACAATAATGTGAGTGATTATGCAGAGAGCATGGTCTCACTACAACCAACAACACAATTTCTACATAACGAAGCATCAGGTAGTTTTGGCACCGATGTGAATGATGATGGCAGATTAGAGGGTATAAGAAATGCTCAAATAATGCAAGTACAAGCAGGAACAACAATTCAAATGACAATCAAGGGTCAGACCTATATTCAACCTGGTAATGTTATTGATTTTAAAGTACGACCAGTAGAAGAAGAAGGTTTAACTGCTGATAAGAAACCATATGACGCACAATATAGTGGAAGATATGTTGTTTGTAAAGTAAGACACAGAGTTACAAAACAAGACTATAAGATGGTTCTAGAAGTCAAGAAAGACTCAGTAAAAGAAGCACATTATGGTAGTAGCGTTGATAATTTCGTAGGAACAGCAAACAACGAAAATACACAATATAAGAAGATAGAAGTATAATGCCTAGACGAAAAAAAACAGCTACAAAGAGAAAAACAAGAAGAAAACAGGAGAAGTAAACTCCTAGTCTCCTCTCACTCCCTCAGACTCTAGAAGATTTTTCCCAGCACATTCCCTCCCAATACTCTCAACAACTCAGTATAAATAGCCATATGAATGGTAAAGGCGATAAAAGACGACCGCAGAAGGTCCCACAAAACGAGTATGAATCTAATTGGGATAGAATATTTAGCAATCCTAATATAGAAGAAAGAAGACACGAATTAGATACAATCATACACGAAAAGAAGAAAAAATGATAACTATACACTCCTCAGCTATAGACAAGATAAAAGACCTATATACATACGAATCTGATAAGGATATAAAGGGATTAAGAATGTATGTACAAGGGGGTGGGTGCTCAGGATTTCAATACGGATTCACTTGGGACACGAATATAGAAGAAGATGATACTGTGTTAGATTTAGAAGGTACGAATCTTCTAGTGATTGTTGATGCTATATCACACCAATATCTAGATGGCGCAGTAGTAGAATATACGAAGACTTTAATGGCAGAACAGTTCCAAATAAAGAATCCATCTGCTTCTTCATCATGTGGTTGTGGTAGTAGCTTCGCAGTATAATCTAAAATGCTGTAAAAAAGCGTAGACGTAGGACCCTTGATATGAAAGGGGAAACGAATGTATGAATATAGTAGAGGGTATAGAAAGGGACCTATTGAGAAGGACCATTTAAATGCTCGTTAATAACAGGAAGCCAATGGTATAAAGTCGGCAGGGTATCGGCAGAGGAAAAAAGAATATGCAGAAAAATTTTATGGGAAAGAGCGGGTTTTCGTGGTTCGTTGGCGTGGTCGAAGATAGAAACGACCCGAAGTACTTAGGGCGTGTGAGAGTTCGCTGTCTTGGATTACACACAGAAGATACGAGTAAACTACCGACCGCTGACCTCCCATGGGCTCACCCTATGAATCCTATTACAAGTGCCACCGTTTCAGGCGTGGGCCAGACTCCGCTTGGTGTTGTCGAAGGCACTTGGGTGGTTGGTTTCTTTTCTGATGGCGAAGAAGCTCAGACGCCTATACTACTAGGGACTTTGCCTGGTGTTCCGCGCCAGGAGTGGCTCGACCATATGGGAACCTATGACGGGGTGAATACTTTTTCTTCTAAAGGATTCTATGACCCGAAGAGCAACTACCCGAAGTATGCAGAGACCGATGTCAATAGACTGGCTGTGAATGATGAAAACAATCCTCATCTATCACTTACACAACGAAAGGCTGACAGAGATATAGCAGTCGGCGTTGCCAATGTAGACACCACGACTATTGTGAATGATGTACTAGCGGCTGATGATGGCGGTTTCTGGGATGAACCCGAGACTTCTTATGCTGCTTTGTATCCCTTTAATCATGTGTACGAGACAGAGGGCGGCCATCTACGAGAGTATGACGACACGATAGACAACAAACGAATACATGAACGCCATGCGTCAGGCACGGCCTATGAGATAGGGGACGATGGCACAAAGATTACAAGAGTCAAGAAAGATAACTATA